TTATGACTGAGTATGAGTAGTTGTCATGTTCACCGTACTCCCATCATACTCCTTAAGATATCCCCCATAATGCCTAAACAACATTTCAGGTCCTTTATGCCCCATTTGTCCTGCTAGCCAAAATAAGTTAGCGCCTTGGCTGATATGCCTTGTGGCAAAGGTATGTCTAGTTTGATATGGGTTGCGATATCGAATTCCCGCTTTTTTCAGAGTTGGTACCCACGCTTTTTTTCTGATTGCATCTGCACCAGCCCAGGCTTTATTTGTTTTTGGGTCTTCAAAAATTACACCGTCTTTCATAAACGTGAATTGCTTTTGGTTATTCAGGGCGTTCATGGCATCACTATTTAACTCAACCTTTCTGGTGCCAGCTTTAGTTTTGGTTTTCTTAATAACACCCACCACGCTGGCGGATTGCACATGTGCGGTATTTTCTATGAAATCTATATCACTCCATCTCAAGGCACATAACTCAGAGCTTCTTAACCCAGTATTAATGGCAAACTGAAATAAGTTTTTCCATTGTTCGTACTTTGTTGCAGCGAGTAGGGCGGATACTTCTTGTGGTGATAACGGGTCGACAATATAGTTACTTTCGGCACCGCTATTTTTTGATTGGTATCTCGATGCTGATACAAGGCTGACAGGATTAATTGATATAATCCCATCAGTAATGGCTTCATCTAGCGAGCTGCGCAAGAAAGAGAGTTGATTACGGATAGTTTTTAATACTGTCGTTTGCTTCTGTATCCAATTTTTAAGAATAGCAGGAGTAAGTGATGAAACATGAAATTGGTGTAAATCTGATAAGGCATTTTTACACTTTTCATAGCCTTTGATAGTCGATGGTGACAGATTTCTAGTTTCACAAATCACAAGATATTCTTCTAAATAATCAATAACTCTTTTTTCACGGTTATTATCTCCGAAGAAATTTGATTTTTTAGAGTTAGGAAAATACTTGTAGTAATTAAATGTACCTTTTTCGATATTATTTTGAATTTCAGCGAGTAGCCTTTCTGCGTATTTAATATTTTTATTATCTACGGTTAGTCTGGATAAGGGTTCCCTACACAGAACCCCTTTATAAGTGAATGTAATAACTAACGTATTTTTGGTTTTATTTTGACGGATGGTTACGCCTCTTGGTAATAGGTATCCTGCTTGTTTTTTCTGACCCACTTGTTGACTTCCTTTATATCAATCCAACGCTCTTTTGAACCATCGACCTTTAATATCTGCACTCCCTCTTGCCGCTTTTGCTGAAAATGGGATTACTACCCGCGAGCAACTTCAAAACGGAATGAGATACGCGAGGGCTAGTGATTCGCCTTTTTTCCCCGCTGTCGGTCAATTCATTAAGTGGTGTAAACAGGAAGACTTCACTCAGCTTGGATTGCCCACTGAAACTGAACTATATGAAATATTCAAAAAGTATTGCTCGGAACGAGGTTGGCGTAGATTTAATTGGCCATCAAATGCCTGTTACTGGATTGTCACTAAAGTTTACTCAGAAATGCGAAGCCGCAACCTATCGGATTCAGAGGTTATAAAACTTTGCGCGTCTGAGCTTAAGACTATGGCTAATCGTATTAAATCTGGTGAGAAAATCCCTGATCCAGTTTTGCAACTTGAAAGCGTAGTGATACCCACTAAACGTGACAAAGCGTTATCAATCATTGCCGATTGGAAAAACAAATATGGATTTAAGTAAGGGGAGCGATAAGACGATTGGAGCGGCCAGTGGGAATCGAACCCACATCATCAGCTTGGAAGGCTGAGGTAATAGCCATTATACGATGGCCGCTAGGTAAAAACTAATTCATTAACGATTTAACGTTATTAGGCTACGCCTCAAAACTAATTTTCGCAAGGATAAAATAGGAGGCTAATTGACAGATGGCATCTGTCTCCACAAATCTAATCTCAAAGGCATATTCAAAACCCTCTCAGAATTAACAGAAACCGGTAAGCGATATCGAATCAAAATTACTGAATGGCGTGACTTCAGAACAATACCAATGAACAGAACATGGCGCATGTGGATAGAAACTACAGGCGATTGGCTACGTGCGCGAGGTGTTGTCATTGATATTAAAAATGGAGCTGGTGAAGTCGTTCTATCAAAGCCAATTACTAATGAAGAAACGCATGAATATTTTGTCGGTCACTGGTTAGGTCGCGATGAAAACGGAGAGCGTGAGAAAACTAGCAAGATGGATAAAGCACGGATGCTCTACATGATGGAGAAGCATGAGCAATGGTGTATTGAGAAAGGCATCCCAATCATCATCCCCAATAACTCGGAGTATATGAAACTTAAGGAGCAACAAGAGAGATGAGAAATGAGGCTGAAGTGTTTATGAGCGCACTTACTACCCTTAAATTATGCTGGGCTATTCATAAATCAAATGATGTGGTCAGGAAGTGTGCTGGAATGTTAAAGCGCAAATTTATATTACCGCATGTAGTAGATACTATGAGGACGATAGAGTTAAGCGAAAACCCGATGGTTGTGATTGTAGTCGCTGAGTGGGGTATTCAGGAGAAATAAATGGCATTAAAACGCGACAAGCACGATATTGTGTTTTCGCAGTTGGTCCGAGAAAGAGCAAATTATGAATGCGACTACTGCGGAAGACAATTTAGACACGAACCTTCAAAACTCCACTGTTCACATTTCAAATCACGACGACACAAATCAACCCGATACCATCCCTTTAATGCTTTCGCTCACTGTGTAGGTTGCCATCGAAAACTCGGCGAAGACCCACACGAATTCAATGCTCACGCTGTTATCACTTACAGCGAAATGACCATTGATCGCGTAGCTCGTTTAGCAGGTACTTCAGTGAAGTTGAAACCGTGGCAAATGGATGAGTTATATCAGCACATGAAGATTGAGCTTAAAAGAATTCAGGCACTACGGGCTAGCGGTGTAATAGGTCGGATTGAGTTCACATTGCCTGATTGGTATCAGCAGGGGATCACTTACCAGATGGGGGATTTATGAAAGCTGAAATCACGACTATACCTGAATTGCTTATTAAGACATATGGAAATATGGCAAAGGTTTCTAGGTACTTAGGATGTTATCGCGCGACAGTAAAAAAATACTCTACCGATGTTAATGCTGAAAATCATGCTGTGATAAATGGGCGATTAATGACTATGTACAAGACAAGAGATAGAGGCACTTCAAATCTCGCCAAAGAATCAGATAGTGCCATTTCTATAGCTAAACATATTAACGCTGAATCCGACGGCAAAAGCTCGCAAATTAATACGAGGTAACGGATGCGTAATATTCAACAGGTACTAGAAATGTGGGGCGCATGGGCTGCGAATAATGTCGAGTCAGTTCAGTGGTATTCTACAGCAGCAGGCTTTAGTCGCTTAATACCTAATAAGGTTAAATCTCGACTTCAATGTTGTGACGACGATGCAATGATTATCTCTAGCTGTATGGCTCAATTAAATAAAAAGAACCGTCATATGCATGACTTGCTACTGGATTATTATTTATTTGGGAAAACATTCATGCAGCTAGCTAGAGAACATAAATGCTCAGATACCCACATAGGGAAAAAACTTCAGAAAGCAGAGGGTGTTATTGACGGAATGTTGATGATGTTAGATATAAAATTAGAGTTAGATAGGTATGTAGAGAAGATTTAATAAAATACTTTACGATCGTAAAATAGCTGATATTGTGATAAGAATGACTACAACGTCAGCAGCTTATGAGCCTCACTTCAGTGGGGCTTTTTTGTTTGTTTTATTAGAGTGTGAGGTAGTGATTTATAAAGCTAGTAAATAAAGTGCAATGTTACTAATATGAATTCAATTATTATTATAAATCAATTTCGTATATAAGTGATTTCATATAAGGTGGCAATGATGGTTAATCTTCTTACCTCTAGTGATATGAGCAATACATTAGGTAAAAAAATCACTGTAGGTATTAGCTCATGCTTATTGGGTGATAGCGTTAGATTTGATGGTGGTCATAAGCGCTTTCATTTTGCTGTAGATGAGTTATCAGATTATTTCGAATACCAACAAGCATGCCCAGAGATGGCAATTGGCTTACCAACACCTAGACCCGCATTGAGGCTAGTTAAATCTGAAGAAAATAACGTTAGACTCAAATTCAGTGATGGTCGGGAAGGCGATTTAACTGAAGAAATGGTTCAGTTTTCGACCGCCTATTTGAGTGATCTTTCAGATTTAAGTGGTTATATTGTATGTAAAAACTCACCTAGCTGTGGCTTGGAAAGGGTTCGAGTGTATGATTCTGTTGGCAATGGTAATAAAAAATCTGGAATGGGGCTTTTTACTGAACAATTACTCAAAGTAATGCCTTGGTTACCAGTTGAGGAAGATGGTAGGTTAAGTGACCCCCATATTCGCGAAAATTTTATTATACGGGTATTTGCTCTTCATGAGCTAAATGAACTAAAGAAAAACTCCTTCAATCGTCACTCATTAATCGACTTTCATACTCGATATAAGCTCCTTTTATTGGCGCATTCACAACCTCTTTATCGAGAACTTGGTCGTTTTGTTGCTAGTAACAATGAATGGGATTCAATCGACTCTTATTTTGATGAGTATCGAAATAAGTTTATGAATTTATTACAGCACCAAGCAACTAGGCGCAATCATACTAATGTACTTATGCATATCCAAGGTTATTTTAAACGCTATCTAACATCAAACCAAAGACAAGCATTAAGCAAGTTAATCCTCGAGTATCGACAAGGAACACAGCCTTTATTGGCACCCTTAACATTAATAACGCACTATTTATCTGAATATCCTGATAACTATTTGAATAATCAAAAGTACTTTCATCCATATCCTCAGTCATTAAGGCTGCGGTATGGGTTATGATATTAAAAATAATACTCTAGAATTTCAAAGTTATTCATATGATTGGATTGTCCAGTCATATGAATATTGAACCTAAGAGCTATGTTAGCGTATAACCGTCGGGATGAACGAAATCATCCATATTTAAATAAATCACCTAGTGAGGCTTTTTCATATACAACCTCAGTTAATCAAATCAATACTGTTGCAAAAAATAATTGGGTTGATAAGAAATTGGCTATCAACATGATTTGTTTGAAAAAGTTATTGATGGTGAATGTGTGGTGTCTTAAGTAAAATCAACTCTTTTGCGGTGAGAGTGAAAATTAAATTTGCTATCCCTGTATTTGTGTGGCTTAATAATATCACTGGTTTGGAAGTACAGACCTATTTATGAAAGCAAGTTTTGAAAGTTCCCCCGTTTAGCGTTATCCCATAGATACCCATTCGTAGTGAATTCCTCCTAATTAGTTCCATAAGTAACAAGAAACATCAAACCTATACGCCATGTGGCAAGAATTAAAAATTCAAAGGAATTCAATATGTCTAATACAATGACTGGTTTAGTAAAATGGTTTAACGAATCTAAAGGCTTTGGCTTTATTTCGCCTGCTGATGGTAGCAAAGATGTGTTCGTACACTTCTCTGCAATTCAAAGTGACAGCTTCAAAACGCTGAACGAAGGACAAAAAGTTAGCTTCTCAGTAGAGAATGGCGCAAAAGGTCCAGCTGCGGCAAACGTGGTGGCGCTTTAAGGGCGATATCTTTATGAGATGCCCTTGCTGTAAAGGGTCTCAGTACAGACGGTACCATTTTGAAGCAACGAAAAGTAATCCTTCTGGTGCTAAATGTATTTTCTGTAAATCTAATATGACGTTAGCTTAAATAATACATAGATTATGAAACCCTGCAAAAAGCGGGGTTTTTTGTTTTATATATCATTACAACCCCCCAGTGAGAGAGTTATGTGTTACAATAGCTGTGACATCATACCTCATTGCTATAAAAGCAAATCTTGCAGTTGCGAGTTTTTATTTTAAAAATAGATGCGGTATCCAAAGGATTCATTTCCTAAGGGATCACCTATGAACTTACCTACCTTTTATCAACGAATTTTGTCACTAACGCAAAATGCACTAACTATTTTAGGGCTGCTTTTAGCCTCCCTTGCATTGGTCTACTGGATGTAAAATCATTCCGCCATTAACTCAATTGGAAGAGTATTTAGTCTTAGCAAAACTAAGAGTCGGGGTTCGATACCTCGATGGCGGTCCATAAGTTATAAATCTTTTGTACAATGTAAATGCGGAGATGTATGAACTATTACATTCAGACGACGATGGGACCAAAAGGTAATTACAAAATACACAAAGTTGGCTGTAAACAAATGCCGATGACTTCAAATCGTTTCTACCTAGGTAACCTATTTAATGCTATACATGCAATAGCAGCAGCTAAAGCTTCAGGATATAACCTTATTAAAATATGTGCATGTTGCACCAGTAGAAGTGCGAGGTAATACGATGAAAATATCCTACCTAGTGCAGTTTTTTGTTTGAATTCGTCGTTCAAAGCTAAAGTTAGTAAATCATAATTGTACTGTTTAGATTTAAGTCTTTTTTGGTGCGCTAAATACGCGATTACCTCAATATTTTAATCAATCTAAATCATTTGACGAATGGTGATTGTGTACGGCTATCTCTATTCAAGATATAAGCTAAATTAATCTTTATGTATAATGGTATTCTCACATATACATGAATGAGGTATTTATGTTTTTTGGTATATTTATTGTCTTCGCGGGCATAATTACATTACTCGAAAATTATGGTGTCATCTCCGGAGATGTGAAGTGGGGGTTGCCTCTAGCCATTATTATTTATGGTTTAAGTGTTGTTTACGATGCTATAACGGGTAAGAAAAAAATTAATTATCTAGAATTTACTAAGGTCACTTCGGTGACCTTTTTTATTGCCTAAATTTCAACTGACTTCATTAACACCTTCTAGTTTTTATAGCGGGTGGACTTCTATTAACCAAATATTGGAACACTCCGCAGGGGTGGATATGCGTATGCACGAAAAATACTCTAGCCCCTTTTCTTATGCTCTTGGAGTTATCACTACTGCAGCTGGGGCGTTATCACTAGACCAGTGGGCGGTGCTCATTGGGATTATCTGTACTGTCGCTACCTTCTTGGTGAATTGGTACTACAAACGGAAAGAATTCAAATTAAGAGAGGCTAACAGTGGCAAAGATACCAAATAAAATAAAAATAGCCGCTGTGACAGGTGGGCTGATGGCATTAACTGTTGCAATGGTGATTAATTTTGAGGGATATGAGCCCAAACCCTACCGTGATGTAGGTGGTGTTCTTACGGTGTGTTATGGGCATACAGGTTCTGACATTATTCCGACGAAAACCTATACAAAAGTCGAGTGTGACGAGTTACTGGAAAAAGACTTAGCAATCGTCGCTAAAGCAGTAAACCCCTTAATTAAAATCAATATTCCTGATTACACCAGGGCGGCACTTTATTCATTTACTTATAACGTGGGAATAGGTGCTTTCTCGCGCTCAACATTACTTAAAAAACTTAATACTGGTGACCAAGCTGGCGCATGTCATGAACTAAAACGCTGGATATATGCAGGGGGGAAGGCGTGGAAAGGGCTAATGACGAGACGAGAGGTAGAAAAAAACGTGTGTCTTGGCGAGTTTGCTTATGCTTATCCTCCTTTATTATCTGTCTACCCATCTACTTGGCAATTGGCGTATACGCACTTCGAGACGACACTTGTGGTGGCATTGACAAGATGAGTTTAGAGAAGCGTTGCCAAAAAGCTATCGAGCATTATAAAGGTCGGCAAGTTAATTTTTAAACGTCTTTATGGTAATCGCCATGAATAAAGTCAGCGTATTGTTATTTATTGTCGCATTGATAGCGATATGGGGAATGTGGAAACAACACGAGAGGGTAGGTGAGTTAAATACCAAAAATGCCGGACTACTCGTTGAGTTGACAGAGTAGGTCAAAATTAATGAGGATTACCAAGAACGTGTCCAATCTCTCCATAAACTCGATACTAAACATATTCAGGAGCTAGCCAATGCAAAAATTGAAATTGATGAGTTGCGTATTGCCGCTGAGCGTAATCCTGAGCGGGTGTACATCAGAGCCAGCTGTCCGAAAGGCGAAACCGATTCCACCTCCGGCTTGGATGATGACATCGCCGCCAGACCTACAAACACCTCTATCCGAAATTATTGGTTACTCAGAGAGCGAATTGAAGAGTCTAAGCAAATGATACTTGGCTTACAGGATTACATTAGAACGGAGTGTTCACGTTAATACCAATCAGTAAATGCTCTTGCAAAAAAAATTAAATTTACGAAGGTAAGAGCGCTTAACAAGTAGATAGAGAACTTTAAAAAAAGTGTCATGATATCTGGTTGTTGTTTATCTTGAGCAATAATGAATAGGATACAGGCAAGGATAGGGATAAAAATTAGTAAGAGAGTAATAGGATTAGTATACATATAGATATCTTTATACAACTCTCTTATGTAATGAAAATTTTATCCAATAGTAAAGTATATTTTTAACGGGAAAGCAATACGAGAAATTGAACAACAAAGAAAAGCCCCAAATATCGGGGCAAAATAGAAAATAACTGCTTATGAATAGAGCGCCACTATACATTAACTATAAGTGACTACTACATAAAAAAAGTAGTAATCTCAATAAGATATTATAATTTTGACCGTCTTAAAGGTATTTTTGAGGTTTCAGAATATTTTTGCGGTAACTAGAATTGTATTGATATCAATGCGAATAATGCAGAAGCAAGCACAAGAAGGGTGACTTTGGTTAGGATTTTAAGCTAATTCTATTAAGCTATAATTTGAGACGCCCATGTTTTACGATTAAAATGGAAGGGCTCCGGACGAGCCCTTTTGGGGCGAATTATTTTTTTGTATAAATAATTTTTTGTGTTTCATTAGAACAGTTACCTACAACAGTACCTTGTTGTGAGGCTGCTTCTTCACTTGAAACGACAGTAATGGTAAAGCTATCGCTTGGGACACCATTGTTAATAATTTTTTGCGTAATTTCTTCAACAACGCTTTCGCATGAAGCACTCGCAATGACTGGAATAAATAATGTCATTAATATTGCTGTAATTATTTTTCTTTTCATATGTAATATCCCTTATAAGTTAGAGTCAGTTAATAAAAATACACTATGATAAGTTTAATTATCTGTCTTAAGTGAAATATTTGATTTTATCAATTAATGCTAGCCATGGTATTTTATTTTTTGAAAATTGAGGCATAAGAGGTTGTATTTATATCTAAGCCTCAAGGGTTGGGTAAAAGTAAGATTTTACTCTGCAGCCCTTTGTATTGCTTCTCCACCGGCTTCTATATCTTTACCTACGCCTTTAGTCGTATTGCAGGCAGCCAAGTTCATAACGATAACTAGTGAGCATATGAGGAAACTGAATTTTTTAATCATACTTCCTTCCTTACATTGTGTGAGGTTATAAGCTACAAAGGTCGTCTTTCATTATAGCAGAATAATTTGATTGTTTATTGGAACGATATGTAACGTGATAGATGATTATAAGCAATAGATAAGTGCCTTAGTGAGATATGATATCTGACAAATTAAAAAGAGCTGCTATATTTTAGGTGGTGCTATTCATTTTGATAATAAAATAACATTAGCAATAAGGGGTACACTCTATGATATTAAAAGAGTTATTTATCCGTATGCTTCATGTTTTTCAATACCTTTTAGTCGGTATTCTTTTAATATTATCATCAATCGCTTTACCACACTGGTTAGGGTAATTCGGGTTAGCGCGGCAATGACTTTATTTAAATGCTAGGGCTCTATAGTTACGAAATATTAAATCACTATAGTCGCTCTACACTCTTTTTTATGCGAAAGTATCTTATAGATAAATTTTCTGTGAGGTTGTAATGCAGATAAAGTCAGTTTTTATGCTTGTAAGTATGCTTTTACTTAATGGGTGTAGTGTTAAGGTGCCATCTGACATAACCCCTATTAAACATTTTGAGCTATCTCGCTATCTTGGTGAATGGTATGAAGTGGCTAGAATAGATAATCGATTTGAAAAGGGGCTAAGTAAAGTTTCTGCAAGCTATTCTCTACGCAATGATGGTGGTGTAAAGGTAGTCAATAGAGGATGGGATTCAAACGGGAAAAAGTGGAAAGAGAGTATAGGAAAAGCTTATTTTGTTGAATCGTCGGATGTAGGTGCCTTGAAAGTGTCTTTTTTCGGTCCTTTTTACGGTGGCTATAACATTATTAAGCTTGATGACAACTATCAATATTCGCTAGTTGTGGGACCTAATAAAGATTACTTATGGGTATTATCGCGTACACCAACTATGCCGCCAGAACTTTTAGATGAATACCTTAACTTTGCTAGTGTTAATGGTTTTGACAGGCAAAGAGTATTGATATTTCAATAGAATCACAAGTCAATTACTTGTTACGACATTAATTTATTAACAAGTACAAATGTAATTACTGTAATAGACAACCCGCCTAGTGCGGGTTTTTTATTGTAAATAATAAAGCTCAAAATGGTGAATTTTTAATTTGTTATGAGAAATTCCTTAAGAAATATTCATACTTGAAGGACAAGTTGTTTTCTTGCTAAAAGACTTCAAGGTTTTTGGTGAAACCAATCGACAAAATAATTGGCTACTAAGATGTAAAGATAAGTGTGTAGATAAAAAATCCCTTATTGCAACGAACACAATAAGGGAGATTGCAATAATACTAAATATTGTATTTGGCAATGGAATTAACAATGAACATATAAAATACATTAATTTAATTATTATTATTCTGATTTAAATCAAATTAAAGGTTTTTGTGAAATCATGCAAATCTTGTTTTTGTGTTGGCTTTTTGATTTATCATGAGGGTGAATAATGTTCAAAAGACCAGATTGGGAGGCTATTGAGTCGGCTTACCGAGCTGGCGTAATGTCTATAAGAGAAATAGCCTCTCAATATGAGATAACCCATCAAGCGATAAGTAAACGGGCAAAGAAAGAAGGATGGGAACGAGATTTAAAAGCAAAGGTTAAGGCTAGGGCTGAAAACTTGGTTGCCAAAAGAGAGGTTGCCACTCTGGTTGCCGCCGAGAAGGCTATTTCTGAGCGGCAACTTATCGAAGCTAATGCTGAAGTCATTGCCAATGTTCGCATGGAACATAGGGGGGATATTCGCAGGGCTAGAGAGTTAACTAACGGTTTATTTAATGAGTTATCCGCTGAATGTACTGATGTACCCGCTTTAAGGAAGCTAGGTGAATTAATGTTTGAGCCTGATAGCAATGGGCGAGACAAACTCAATGAACTCTACAATTCAATCATCTCCCTCCCCGAACGTGTTAAATCTGCTAAAGCATTAAGTGAGACACTTAAAAACCTAATTGGACTTGAGCGCCAGGCATACGGGCTGGATGACGCGCAGCAGAATAAAGTATCCGACTCTATATGGTCATTATGCAAGTGCAAGCTCATGTTCCGAACCATGCAGGGGTGATAGTGAATGGTATGCTGCTTCACCACTTATACGGTCAGCTCAGCCGCATCGTTCCATACAGTGATTATTGGCGTGATAGGACAGTGAAAATAGTCAGACGTAAGGAGTTGGCATGAGTTTAAAAACAATACGACTCTATGGTGTTTTGGGTACCCAATTTGGTCGCGAACATCAACTTGCTATCGATTCTCCGCGTGAAGCGATTAAAGCGTTATCGGTACTCTATGATGGATTCGAGCAGTTCCTTGCCAATGCGCATCTGAAAGGGCTGGAATTTGCGGTATTTAAAGGTCAGCGCAATATTGCTGAAGACGAATTGCATCTTGATACCAGTGAAGAAATTCGCATTGCTCCGGTAATTAAAGGGAGTAAGCGGGGTGGCTTCTTCCAAACTATTTTAGGGGTTGCACTAATTGGTGCTGCCGCATTTTTATCGGGAGGTCTCTCTGTCGCATTTACCGCTGCAGGGACATGGGGAGGGGCATTGGCGTTGAGTGGTGCTGCTATGGCAATCGGTGGTTTGGTGCAAATGCTCTCACCCCAGCCTCAAGGCTTATCCATGCGACAAGATGCTGATAATAAGCCATCCTATGCATTTGGTGGTGCTGTAAATACCACGGCGCAGGGCAATCCTGTGCCGCTGTTATATGGACTAGACCGCCGTGAAGTCGGAGGTGCGATTATCTCCGCGGGTATCTATACCGAAGACCAAAAATAACAAAATTAATCTTTATCATATACGGAAACGGCTTGAGTGCCGTTTTTTTATGGGTGAAATATGGAAACGATATACGGCGCTAAAGGTGGCGGCGGGGGCGGTCATACGCCCGTAGAAGCCAAAGATAATTTGTTTTCAGAATCGACTGCAAAAATTCTGTTAGCCATTTCTGAGGGGGAAATTGCGGGGGGCTTGGATGATACGCGTATTTTTTTAGATGAGGCGCCAATTGGTAATGCGGATGGAACGAAAAACTTCGAAGGGGTAACATGGGAGTTTCGCCCCGGTAGCGAGCAACAAGAGTATATCAAAGGGATACCGTCGGTTGATAATGACATCGCCGTGGGTGTAGAGCTGCGAGACGATCAGCCGTATATCCGAATGATTAATAATACGCAGTTATCCGCTATTCGCCTTCGCTTTTCAGTGCATCAGTTAATGCGTCAACACGATAATGGTGATACAACGGGGTATCGCATTGTCTATGCGATTGATTTATCTACAGACGGTGCTGGGTATCAAGAACTCGTTAAGTCTGCATTTGATGGTAAAACGACCAGTGAATATCAGCGCACCCATCGTATCGATTTACCCTCAGCCACGACAGGTTGGCAATTGCGCGTTCGGCGACTCACCAAAAATCAGAATACCGCTCGTATTGCCGATAAAGTCTCGATTGCTGCGATCACCGAGGTGATTGACGCCAAGTTACGTTACCCCAATACGGCGCTTCTCTTTGTGACATTTAATGCCCGTCAATTTAACAACCGTATCCCTAAAATTAGTGTTCGCCCGAAAGGGGGATTGTTAGTTAAAGTGCCGACAAATTATGACCCTGTGAATCGAACGTACGCGGGTGTTTGGGATGGAACGTTTAAGCTGGCGGCAACAAATAACCCCGCCTGGGTGTTTTATGATTTAGTCCTGAACAATCGCTATGGCAGTGGTGACAGAATCAAAGCCCATCAGATTGAAAAGTGGGATTTGTACAAAATCGCACAGTATTGTGATGAATGGGTGCCTGATGGACGAGGAGGCGAGGGAAAAGAGCCTCGTTTTTTATGTGATGTGTATATTCAATCACAAGAGGCAGCGTATACCGTATTACGGGATATTGCGGCTATTTTTCGAGGAATGACCTTCTGGGCGGACAATAAAGTCAATGCGGTTGCCGATATGCCAGCCAGTATTTTTCGTACATTTACCAATGCCAATATCGTTGGGGGAAAACCGTCTTACTCGGGGGGCAGTATCCAAAATCGCTACACCCAAGCCTTGGTTTCATTTACGGATACGGATAACCACAGCAAAGATGATATCGAAGCGGTCGCAGATTTAAAACTTCAGCATCGTTATGGCGTGCGTAAAGTAGAACTCTCTGCAATTGGGTGTACCCGTCGAAGTGAAGCGAATCGACGTGGTCGCTGGGCATTACTGACTAACGCAAATGACCGCATGATCACATTTGCCACGGGGTTAGAAGGGGCAATTCCCTCACCGGGTCATATTATCGCGGTAGCTGATTCAAATTTAGCTGGGCGTGATAACGGTGGGCGTATCTCTTCCGCGAAAGGAAGGAGTATTACTCTTGATAGAGAGACATCAATTAAAGCGGGTGATCGCCTGATCATCAACTTACCAGACGGAAAATCAGAAGGGAGAACCGTTACTTCAGTAAATAAAAAAGTGGTTACAGTTTCTGTTGAATATTCCCAAACACCACAGAAAGAGACCGTGTGGGTGGTGGATTCTGATGACTTAGCGGTCCAGCTATATCGAGTGATTAATATCAGCGATAACGGCGATAACACTTACACTATTAGCGGTGCTATCCATAATCCTGACCATTATGACCATATCGATTCAGGTGCTCGCATTGACGAACGTCCCGTAACGGTTATTCCGCCTCGCGTTCAGCCTGCACCGAAAAAGGTCGAAATCACGTCTTACTCAAGAGTTGACCAAGGCATGGCGTTGACTACGCTCAGTGTCAGTTGGGACGCGGCTGAAAATGCGATTGCTTATGAAGCTCAATGGCGTCGTGATAACGGGAACTGGGTCAATGCACCAAGGACATCATCACTGGGATTTGATATTGAGGGCGTTTATTCTGGTCGATATCAAGTGCGAGTTCGAGCGGTTAATGCGTCTGAAATTTCTAGTGCTTGGACAAATGCCCCCGAAACTAGCCTGACAGGAAAAGTGGGTAATCCACCGAAACCTGTCAATTTTAAAGCCTCGCCAAGGGTGTTTGGCATTAAGTTGGATTGGGGGGTTGATGAAAATACTAGTGACACATTGAAAACGGAAATTCAGTACAGTAAGACCCCTAATGGTGAAGATTTGATGCTGTTATCTGATGTCCCTTATCCGTCAAGAAACTATGAGATGGCAGGTTTAGCCGCTGGTATCGTATTTTACTTCAGAGCAAGACTTGTTGATAAATCGGGTAATGAATCCGAGTGGACTCAATGGGTGCGAGGAGAATCAGAGTTTGATGTGAATACCATCTTGCCGGATTTGAACGAGCATTTCATGTCGACAGATGCTGGGAAACAGCTCTCTCAAGAACTTGATTGGCTGAATGAGTCGGTGTTAGTCAATAGTGCAGCAATTAAAGAAGTGAAGAGAGAGGTTACGGTAAACCATGAGCAGTCACAATCTCAACATAAAACGTTAGAGCGTGCGTTTGCGGATGAACGAAAATCGTGGGCAGAAAAATACGCACAAGTGACAGCATCAATTAATGGGGTAAACGCAGGCGTTGTTCGGCTTGATAAAGCGGTGACGAATTTAGACAGGTCTTTCAGTGAATCACAGAAGCAAGTTCAGGCGAAATTGGATAATCAAGGTGCGCTGATTAACTCCAAGATGCAGGCGGAATTTAAACAAAATGCCTGGTACGCGATGCACAATACAAACATCACAATCATGGTGGATGGGAAAAAATATAGTGCTGCGAGTATGGTTATTAGTGCTGAAGTGAAGGCGGGGAAAATTGAATCGTTCATTGGGTTTAATGCAAATAATTTTGCTTTTTTTAATCCAACACGAGGAAAGATGGAACCCTTGATGTTCATGAAAAATGGGCAGATATACATGCGTGAGTCATTCATCGCGGATGCATCGATTAGTAACGCTAAGATAGGAAATGTTATTCAGTCGAATAATTTCGTTTCGGGTAAATCCGGCTGGTCAATTAATAAGGATGGTAATGCTGAATTTAATGCGGTGACATTTAGAGGGCGAATTGATGGCGCTGATGGTCACTTCAGTGGAACAGTGGATGCAAAAAAAGTTTTGGGCGATGTGTATTTTGCAACAAACAAAAAGGTATCAGGAACGCCGTTAAATAAAGTTTTTCCTTCGGGAGCGCTTGATACAGGTTGGGTTAAAGCCATCGAAATCAGTTCTGATAACTTTGAGCGTGTATTTGATGCTGGTTTGTCATGTGTTTTTGAAACATCCAGAGCTTCTTCGGGAATAAACCACTCAACATACGCATTTCTAGTGGGGGTTGATGATGGTAAAGGTGGAATAAAGACACTTGCAAGCAGTCAGGCTAAAGAAGATTTCAATAAAGGTTTGAAGATGACATTAACTGCGAATGATATCCCTATTCCAGCATTAGGGCGTGGGAAAAGTATCTTTGTATATATGCGTGCGCATACGGTTACTGTATCAAGTAATACGAATAGATATGTGAAATTTACTTTCTCGAATACAAAAAGAGCTGAAATATATAAAGAAGGCTCAACGCTCATTAATCCGATAAATCAGTAGTCATATATTATGAAATAGTTAAGTGTGATTTCGGTATACTCTGATTTATACACATGATGAGATAACTGATAAAAGATGCACCACCTTAATGTGATGGTGCATCTCAATCAAATTACCATTCGAAGTTTACACCGGCATTGTAGGTAACACCTTCAAAGTTTCCAGTGTTGGTTGCAATCCCGGCTTTTACTGCGACATCTTCGTTTACGCGATAACCTGAGCCTACCGCGATAGCAGTTTCAGAATTATAACCACCTACTGCTGCGGTGAAGTTAAATTTACCAACACCATAAGGTTGGAATAACCCATTCAAAGCGGCTTGTGATGCTAAACCTCGATGCATTTCTTTTTCTACATCCCGAATGTAATGTTCATTACTGACGATTTTACTCTCCAGTTGGTTGAACCGTTGATTATTGTTTTTCATCTCATTTGAGATTTTATTAATAACATTCGCATTATTGGTGATATTTTGCTCATTTTTTATAATGAATTTTGTATTATTTTTAATCGCATTTGAATTTTCATCAATATTCTTCTTGTTGTCATCTATTTGAGTCTTATTGTCAGTAATTCTTTGAGAAAGCTCATCATCTGCACTTTCCATTACAGACTGAAGATCTTTTAATTGTGCAACGTTTACTGCGTCAGTATCTTGTGTTCCTGCTGCAACGTTAATGATTTGTCGTGTTTTACCATTGCCACCGACAGAGACTGCACCAAGCATTGTTTCATCTAAAGCGTCTCTATCTGCGACAGATTCAGCCCCAAGAGCAATACTATGTTTAGCTTTTGCAACAGATGAATTACCTAAAGCTAGTCCAGAATCGGCGATTGCTAGACTATTAGCACCTAAGATGACTGAATTCTTACCTGAGGCTGTAGAGTTAGCACCTTGTACAACAGAATAGCTTCCTATTGCTTTTGAACCATATCCATTTGCAACAGACATATATCCTTCAGAGGCAACGTTTGTACCTATCGCGGTAGAGTAATGCCCTGATGCAGTTGATAATGTTCCTAATGCTGTAGAGTAATTTCCTTTGGCTTTGGATGTTGTTCCCAGCGCAGTACCATAGGATGCACTGCTTTCAGATTGATTCCCTATAGCTGTAGAACCAACATTGATAGCCTTTGAGCCAGTACCATAGGCAGATGAACCCCAACCCGTGGATAATGACTGATTACCCATTGCTGTGGCAGATTCTTCGCTAGCCTTAGATGCAACACCAACTGCAGTTGAACGCCATCCACTTGCAGTAGATTCTTTACCGATTGCTGTTGTTCCTTCGTATTGAGTTTTTGATTTGAGACCAATAGCAATAGAGCCATCGCTCATATTTTTCATGTCTGTCCCATTGCCTACATCGATATGAACATCGTTTCCTATTGCAATAGCATTTGTTCCTTTTACATTATCAGTACGGACTGTATTTTTATTTGTAGTTACTATAATAGACGATTCATCAATCCCTGAATTAGAGATTACAGAAGCATTTACAGAGCAAGAATATAAAGCGAATAATATAGATGAATATAAGATGTTGTTTTTCATCATAACCTCAATGTTAAATAACAGCTTATCAAGACAGCAGGGTAAGTAACAAATAGTCAACTTTCATGGTGATTAAGTTACATGAAAGCAATTCGCGCTAAATATATTTATCTATATTAATTTTTCAAGTTTAAATATATGAAAAAAAGATAATTTTATAGTCATTTCGATTTGTGGGTTATTATTCTGTTTGAGCTTTCATTAAATGTAATTTTATGGATTTAAATTTTGGCTATTTTTATTTTAATTTCATGAGGCTTAATTCTGTGGTGCAATTATTTGACAAGATTTATAGCGAATTATTTTTATAGATAAGAGGGATTAGTATCTATTTAATTTTTTAATTAAAAAGTATAGCTAAAACTAGTAACCACAGTTTGTTTCTGTAGCTACTAGTGGTTAAAAAGTGTTTATTTCTTGCTAGCAAGGTAATCTTTTAAAGTTCCTTCCGGTTTTTTCTTGCAAAACTCAAGGATTAAAGGAGCTTCCGCAACGCTCTGTTCAGATAATGCCACCCAGTCGCCGCCTTTAAATTCAGTACCTTGTGATGTCACCCACAAGGCAACTGGAGCCCAGCTTTTAGGGTTAAGATCCACATACTCTTTACATGTCATATTTTCAGGTGTTGTGGTCATTTTGTCTGCGGCTAATGCATTAAAGGACAGAGCACTTGATGCAATCATACAAGCTGAAATTAGAAACTTATTCATAAATATTCCTCTTCGTTTTCTAGTGATAACGCCTATTGAAATAAATCTGTAGTCTACAAATAATAAGAAATATTAGTAAAGTCAATAAAGTTATAGGGAGATTTTAAATTTTCAAATTACAATTATCACTTATCGATTCTCTATAAGTGATTTAGAAGTTGGAAAAGTGAATAATCCAGAGGTTTGAGAGCATAATAGATTGTGTCTAATTATATGAATGGAGTATCGAAGCATGAGTTCTGATGTCTTAGTAACAACATTGATTGGAAATAAGATTAAAGGTCTGAGACGTGACGCTGGATATACTGCTGTTGAATTTGCTCAACTGATAGGGTGTAAAAGCGCACAGCAGTTATATCGTTATGAACGAGGAATAAATAAAATAGATATAGATACTTTGGTTTCAGCTCTTAAGATTTTACGTGTTGATATTAAAGAATTTTTTAATGAGGTGATGTGGGAAGTTCAGTAGCGTTAACTATTAAGTGAATTAGTTAGGCATTCCTCATTATTAAGAGTAGTTTTGGAGTGCCTACTATTAGGTAGGCATACTTTTTATCACTGTCAGTTTGTTTGCTGATAGATGTAAATGTTTTTCAATAAGTTTGATAGCAAACGCTTTGTTTTGTTTTGATGAATCACAGTAAACGGATAGCTCAACGAATTTGTCCATAAATTCATCTATAGAAATCAATCCAGCAATGTTTGTTCTATAGAATACATAAATTATTGATTGCTCAGTATGTGATGGTTCCCGATGCTCATTGATACAATTTAAAGCTAATAGAAATAATTGAGTGATATTCAT